AACTAAGGAACCGGTGACGCCCAATTCGGTTGAGTCTTCGGTGGAAGCAGTAGCCCCGACAAGCTCAAGTGAAAGTAATACAGGTGAATCTGATGAAGATACGTTATCGTACTTCGCAAAACTCGCCCAAAGTTAATTCGCTGGTAAGCAAGTCCTAAGATAATAGGGGTGAGCTAATTCCTAACGGTTCAAGAGGTGGTCTTAATTGGCCACCTCTTTTTTATATATTTATTGCAAAAGCATATTACCTAATCCCATTCCCATCGTTCTATCCATATGTGAATTCTGATTAGTTGAAGTGCTTACGATATTACTAGTATTTGTTGAAGCGTCAGTCGTAGTAATTACAGGTGTGATGTTAACCTTTGCCTCTTTCGCGTCAAGCGTATCATTCTGAGTTGCTTCCATTTGCGCACCAACTGTAGACGACTCTGTATTAATCTCAGCAGTCCTCGCATCCATTGCGGCGAGGTTGGCGTCCACTTGCACATCTATTCCTTCGATTTCTTTTCGAAGTTCAGCTATTCTTTCTCTTCTATTAAATTGGAATCCAATAAGACCACCTAACTCATCGCCTTTATTAACCTCTCTTATTTGATGTGCTATTTCCTCTTCAAGTTCTCTCTTCTCTTTCAAAAGCTCTACAGAGCTCAATTCATTTGCTGGCTGCTTGCTTTTCTCCAGCGCTTCTTTATATCCTTCAGCTCCTAGCGCCAGTCTCTCGTTGAAAGCGTCAGTAAAACTATCTCCGCCAGGAATAGCCGCCGCTTTAATACCAGCTATTAGTGCTGGTACAAAGTCAGTAAATAGCGTCGAGAAAAATTCTGCCATCATGCCAAAACCTTCTTCAATCATTTCTCTAATACTAAAGCTATCTAACCACTCTGATAAACCTTCAAATCCTAATTTTTCTGCGACCCATGACACCATACCTTTTAATAGGTCAGCAATACCACCAATAAATCCACCTACCGCGAATCCAATTCCCGTAAGTATCATGTCTATACCTTTTGCTATTGGATTTGTGAACTCTGTTGTTTTAAAACTGTGTATCATTCCTCTTATTGCATCAATAACCATCATTACAGGCCAAAGGAGTTTACCCATAGCAAATCCAAGCACTCTAAATAATCCTGAGAACCTGGTCATTAATCCTCCCAGGTTTTTTACGTAACCTATTATTCTTGAAAGAGGCCCTGCCTTAGCGCCTCCTAGCGGTTTAAGTTTTGCAATTATATCCAAGAATGCTTTCTTTATATTAGTAAAAGGCGTTATCAATCGTGTTAAAAGTGTAGAGCCCATACCTTTAAGTGTAATAAAGAATGTCTTTATCTTTCCTCCAATCATCTTTAAAAATTCAACAACGCTTTTAACTCGTTTAAATATCGCCTCAAAGAACGCGATACCTCGAGCACCAAGAATCTTATAGGTGTTTCCTTTTAGAAATTTGCCTGTTCCTGCTTTTTTGTAAACATCGCCTAAAGCGCTAAAAACGTTACGAATTGTTTCAAACAATAATATAAATGGCCTAAATACTGTTGCCTTTAAAGGACGAAGCACAAATCTTTTAAAAAGTTTCTTCAGCGTAGGAAACTGAAAAATTTTCATCGCACCAGATATAAAACCTCCAATAAACGATGTAAAAAGCACCCTTCCAAATACAAGTATTTTTTCAACGATGCCTTTTGTGCCATTTGAAAATTCAAAGTTTAAGTCTTCAGTATTATCTTTAATATCTGTTAACAGCCCTAGCGTTTCTTCTGCAACACTATTAGCTTCTGCCTTATCTTCAAGACTTTGCATCGTATCAGATTCGAGTGACTGTCTTAAAGCTCGAAGCTGATTAGTTTGATCTATACTTAGATTATTTTGCTTATCACCAAGCGCAACATTAAGCTTTTCGATATTTTCACGCCTCTTGTTGTCCTCTTTCTCCTGTTTAAGAGATTCAATAAGTTCTTTTGGCAGTTCGAGCTGGTTTGGGTTATCCATTTCTATTATTCTTTACGCGTTCGTTTTCTTTTTTAATGTAATCTTGCAAGAGTGATACATATATTTGCCTTTCCCATGGTATCATATTATCTAATTCTGTTAAACTATATTGGTGATGTTGCATCATAGAAAAATTTGTTTGATAGTGGTTGGCTAAAGAGTCATGGGAAAGGCAGATTAGAAAAAAGACTCTAATCCTTCTAGTATTCTAACGTTGTCATGTCCGCATTTGCTGCATTTAAATTCTACTTTTAACTTAAGTTTAGGCTGCGCAGATAGGTATTTTTGAATTAGTTCTAAATGTACACGAGACAATGACTCAACAAAATCTTTTAAATCGTCTTCAGATGTATCATCCGTTTGGTAAACACCATTATCGTCATATATTGATTCAATACTAGCGATAACTGTGTGAATAAGTGCATCTGTATCGTCATCTCCTTTTTTTGAAAGAAATTCTGATTTAGCGATTGTGATTGGTCGCATAATAATTCCTACGGTATCACTTAGCTGAATCTTTTCATCTACTTTATCTTCTGGAAATTCAACCTTAGCATCAAGTAAATTAATAGAAACTTCGTTATACTCGTCACACTCTTCACATTTAATTTTAATCTTAGCAGTTTCGCCTACAGACTTCGCTCTTAATTGAAGAAAAAGATATTCTAAATCATACGTGGTTAATTCACTTGCATCGACACTATCAAATGTGCATGCTTTAATGATGTCTTGCATCGCTTCAAAAATTTGCGAAGGATCCTTCGATTCTTGAGCAATCATAAGAATCTTTTCCTCTTTTACGAGGAATGGACGGAACTCGATCGTCTTATTTGTTGATGGTATTACAGCCGGGTATTTATTTGCTTCTAGTTTTGGTAATGGCATAGTATTATAATAATCTGGTTATTCCTCCAATCGCGTTTTTAATTCCAGAAAGAGATGAGGACAATCCTCCTTCTGGTACAAAGTCTTCATACGTCATAGTGATTGACAATTTCTGCGTGGTGTTCTCACTTGAATTATTCAAATCAATCGAATTTGCTGTCACGGGATAAGCGTTTCTAAGTGTTATACCATAGACAGGTACATCTTTTTCGTTTAGCTGCTGTATTGTAACATCTCTTTTATACACAGAATCATAATTCACTTTAAAAGTGTCAGGGTTAATGACTAAAGAAGTCCATTTGTCAAACATCTTTTTCATATAATAGTCATTTGTTAAATGAAACGAAAAGGTCACGTCTTCATTAATATAGCTGTTTGGTACTTTAACCGCTTGCCTAAAGTGCGAATGCTCCATAGTCTGTATTTGTCTTCCAGGTATAGAACAGCTTTCGCACAATAAGCCAATATCGCGAGGGTCATTTATTAATGACTTAGCATTGAAATTGCCAGAGATCGCGCTAATCGCAATGTCTTGTAAATCGATATTAAGCAAAGACTGGTCTGGTGGTGACATAAACACCGCAAATCTATTTGTTTTTGCTAATCCACCACGCTTACCTATTGTCGATTTAAAACTATCGATTGATCCTGGTGAAACTGCTGATGCTATGTCTGTAAATAATCCCATTAGATTGCTTTCCTTGAATCAGACCAAACCTGATTCTTATTATTTTTCTTAAAGTTTTCAGTTGGCATAAACAAAACGGTTTCCCATTCGCTGGCAGGTACCTCAACCATACGTGATCTTACATGCTCGCTTAAATAATGTTTGAAACAAGGGCCAAACATCTTCAATTTAGAAGCACCTTTTAAAAGATTATACGATAGTCTTAAGCGAGTAGTTAAATCGTATTTTTTATTTGTAGAATACTCTGTAAGTCTATCAAAGAAAAGAGCGCGTTGTTTATGGGGTAAATAGTGTAAGTTTAATCCATAAAAACCACCTTTTGCCTTTTCTACCATAAAAATTAAAGGGAATCTATCGTAATAAGGAAGTGTTTTCTTGTGTTTGGGATCATAGAAAAAATGAAACATACGACCAGACAATGGACGAGTTCTTGCCTTAAAATTATCATCCTTCAAAAGATTTTGACGATTGATAGTTTTCATGCCCTGTAATTGGCGTTTAAACCAATCCAAAGACTGCTCACTATTCTTTGCAACTCCAGCCTTGTACGCCTGGGCTTGTAATCTATCTATGTATGAAACTGCCATTATATAATCTATTTATAACTATGTAAGTAGTTTTATACCAAGCGATTTAAGAGTATCTTCATTCCACACTTGAAACGCCATTCCATTGCGCGATGCCCAAGCTGTAGCTGCTTCCCATTTAGATACGTTTTTTACGTAAGTCATGACTTCGTTTAAGTATTTTTTTGTCTTACGTGATCTTTCTTTAGGTGGTTGAGTTTGTTTTTTCGGTTTAATCTCTATTAAATAGCACTTTCCGTCTTTCATCCTTATAAAAAGATCTATAAAATACCTATGCATTTTTCCATCGGTCTTACATCTATACGAAACTATAACCTCTTCACTATTCCATCCAACGATATCTTTATTATTGTCGCACCACCTAAATGCCTGTCTCTCCCAGTGAGATCTATACGTTATGTTAGAGAAATCTCCTTCGTACTTTTTCAAATTCTTAGGTTTAAATTTTCCTTTATAATATTTCATGCACTTATTTGTATAAATACTATTTATAATGAGTATTGATATCATAAAAAACATACGAAGTGGGGCTAAAGATGGTTTTAAAGCTGGTAAAGCTACTCTTACCAATTTTTTAGGTTCGAGTGATCAAGGTTCGGGAGGAGGAGGGAATGCTGCTTTAATATTCCCTCCTTATATAAGAGCTCAAACGGACCACTTACCTCTTATTGAATTCACCGCGTACGAAAGGAATCCTTCTCCTGGAAATCTAAATGGCAAAAAGAAACCAGGCACGGGTTTTCATCGAGTATATCTTCCGGTTCAATCGGGTATTACTATTGGTGATACATCGAGCTATAACACTATTAACTTAGAAGGCATTGGCGCGAAAATAGCTCAACAAGTATCAGAAGGTGGAGGAACCGCAACCGATAAGCTAAGTTCTGGCGCAAGTGGTGTTATGGATGCGATTGATGCGATTGCTGCAAAACTTACTCCTACGTCAGCCGGCGATTACGCCTCTTTAAAATCACGAAAGATATCCAATCCAAATACTAACACAAGCTTTGAAGGCAATGGCATTCGTAACTTTGAATTCTCTTTTAAATTGATCGCAAAAAGCCAACCAGAGGCTGAAATGATTCAAAAGATACACGAAACATTCCGTTATTTTTCTTATGCTGATTTAAATACGGAATCTTCAAACCTCTTTCTTTCTTATCCATGTCCATGGACCGTTCGGTTTGTCGATATGAGCACCGGAGATGAGAATCCTTATATACCTGGAATTTGGTCTTCGTATTTAACTGCTGTCAATTCCAACTTTAATTCAAGCGCGAATATGTATTTTAGTGATAACGCTCCACTTGAGGTGGACATTTCTTTATCATTCCAAGAGACAAGAGTTTTAAATCGAAATGATATGCTAACTATAAAGGACGATCCTTTAAGAGGAATTATAAATGGTAAACCGAGCACAATCGCACCAGCTGCCGCGGCTGGCAAAAATATAGAAAACGTAGGAGGAGATTAATGGCATTTTTTAAACAGTTTCCAAAGATTCAGTATAATACGCTTCGTGATGGCGTCATTAGTGATATCACAAATATCTATCGTCATGTCGATGTAAACGATGTTCTAATCGATGATGCTTCAACGTATACTTATTACGAAATTAAGAATGGTGAAAGACCTGACACTGTTTCAAGTCGATTATATGGTACTCCTGATTATTATTGGACATTCTTCGTAGCAAATGAATCGCTTAAAGAAGGTCTTAATTCGTGGCCTCTCGAATATAATCAGTTTCGCGAGATGATTGAGCAGGAGTATGGTAAATACTCTGTTGCGATTATTGTGCCAATCCAGTCAAGAGTGCTTGTAAATGGCGAAAGCAAGATTGAACATAAAAACTATTTAGCAGGTTTAGATTTGAGCTATGTTGAAATCGTCGATAAAGATGGCAACAGCGCTAAAATTCTCAAGTATGATATCGAAACTCTTCAGCTTTGGCTGTACGACGTAAGCAATCCTGCGTTTTTTCAATCTGAAGAATTTACATTGCGCTACACCGGATCTGATCAATTTAACTGGTATAAGGAAGTATACGAATGGTCTGAAAGACATGCACCATTGCAGTATGACTCGTTTATTCGCTTTACAGACTTTAACGCGGGCGATACAGAAATTCAATATGACACACTTGAATATTATGAATTGTTTTACACCAGCCAGTTTCAAAATATTGTGTTTGATGCTCGAGAAGTTATAGCTCAAGCAAAGAATGCTCCAAAATATTACCTTGATGCTGATATCGAAGAAGAGAGTATTATATCAGCCTTTCAGGCATTCAATTTAGAATATGACCTTGCGGAATTAGAAATTGAACCTTATTTCCGCGGCCGTTTAGAAGATCATGCACCTAATTATAGTGGATCTTTTGTGAAAGGCGATATAATCGATCTTATTTCAAACACTTATCGTAATACGTTTGAGGCTGGCTCTTATGGAATTTATAGACCTGATCCTCAATCAGCAAGTGTATCAATTATTGAAGTCGAAGAGCAATTAAACTTTGATAGAAGAAAAATACGAATTATACGTCCAAACATCATTGAAGAGTTTGTTGAAAGGTATAAAGAACTTATTCAATCCTAATTATGTCAAATCGAAATATACTCGAACAGGGTACAAAAGAGGCTCTGTTTCCTGAGGGATTCAACTGTAAGGAGATCATACTTCGAAATCACGCTGGTGTAGAGCGCGATATTAAACAAATCGTAGTGAAATTCTCCCTTAACGAGTCTCTTTATTCACACTCTGTAATAGCAAAGTTAAGTGTAAAAGACTCAACGAACTTCTTCGAAAAATTTCCAATCACTGGTCAAGAGACTGTACAGATTAAAGTCGAAAGGAAGACCACCTTTACAGACAGCGAAGCACCGGAAACTCTTGATCTTCTATTCTTTGTCACGGAATATCCAGTCTATGGAAGATCTGGTCAGCATACACAGGTGTATAGCTTCTCAGCGATCGCTCCTCACGCGTTTGGATCCTCCTTTCGTAAGATATCACGATCATATAATGGATTAACCTCGGAAGAGATTCGAAAGATCATTGTGAATGACTGTCAACTGCCTGAAGAGAACTTCCGGCTGACCGGAGATCCTATTTCGACCGCAAAAGGACTGATTACGAGACAATCTCCACTGAAAGCAGCGGCATGGTTCCTTTCAAAAACCTTCGACGAAGCACTTGCACCATTCTTTTGCTTCCATACGATCTGGAATAAGGTACAACTCTCCTCATATACATCCCTTATATCACAAGAGCCCTACGAAACTTATATACATACTACAGGTTTCAGTCAAAATGCTCAAACAGAACAAGATTATATTGAAAGAAGTACACGGATACTTGAAATCGCTTCAGAATTAAATCTTGGTAAGGTATTTCAGGGACAAGCAGGAGCATTTGCATCGAATAATAACTCTCTTGATCTTACGAATAAGACATATACGAAGTATAATTATGCTTATAATAAAGATTTAAAGAGTAAAAGCAATAGTCTCGAAAAGGGGACTGTATTGTCGCGTTTCTTTCAAACCGCCTCAACGGAGATAGATACGCTAGCAGAAGCTCACAGTGAGTATATTAGTCTGAATACAGGTGCATTCGATGGTACACAACAGAATATGAATGCTTTACGTACACAGACACAAGGAGTCACACGAGCATATCATGAGATACTCGATACGACTCAGCACGAATTAGTACTACACGGAGACATGGGTCTTAATCCTGGTCGTGTTATAGAGCTTAAGCTACAGCGTACAATGGATCCTCAGAACTTTCAAGATCTACTCGAAAAGAATCCAAGAGATGTATGGGACGAGCACTTATCAGGTAAATACTTAATCACTTCAGCGATACATACATTCGAAGATGGTAAGTATTATACGAATGTTAAGGTAAAGCGTGACTCTTTCTCGATCGATATAGATAATATATAGACATGAATAGCGAAGACTTTATATACGGAAAAGGATTCCACTGGTTTACTGGTGTGGTCGAAGATATACATGATCCAGAAGAGATGGGCCGATATAAGGTTCGTTGTTTTGGTTACCATACTGACAATAAGGAACATATCTCTACAGAAGATTTGCCTTGGAGTCATGTTATGTTACCAATTACTTCAGCGAGTATGACTGGTATAGGGCAATCAGCGACTGGTATATTACAAGGAACATGGGTAGTAGGCTTCTTTCGTGATGGTACAAATGCTCAGGATCCTCTTATAATGGGTACGTTACCATCAACAAGTAGTCTTACTGCTGATACAAAGTCTGGATTTAACGATCCTGAGGGTGTGTATCCGCGACCAGAGTATGTAGGCACTGAAGTTGATACACCAAGACCATCGCGTGTGCAGTACAGTGTAGCTCAACCTTATACAAATAAAGAAGATAATCGACAAGAAGCAATCGAAACAGCGGTACCTCCTCGTGTTACATCAATCTCTCCGGATAAAGACGATACTTATTATAATAGAAGTACTTGGGAGAATCGTAAGCTGAAAGAAATTATTGGTCCAGTCTATCCTGCAAATCATGTTACAGAGTCTCAATCGGGACATGTAATTGAAGTCGACGATACGCCGGATCTCGAGCGCTTGTCTCGCTATCATACCTCTGGTACTTATGAAGAGATTGTAGCGAATGGTGATAAAACTGTCACTGTTGTTGGTGATGAGTACGAGGTTACCTTTCGAAATAAGAACATGTATGTGAAAGGTAGCGTAAATCTAACAGTTGATGGTGATATGAAAACTCTTGTGAAGGGTGACTATCATCTCGAAGTAGAGGGAGACAAAACAGAATATATTAAAGGTACACGTACGAGTAAGATTGGTCAGAATGAATTAATCGAAATTGATCAAGAGCGTAGTATTAACGTAGCAGAAAATTTCACGTCACGGATCGGCGGTAACGAGATCAGGGATGTAATCGTCGATAGTACTACTAACATTACCGGCCATTACAATATGAACATTGTGTTAGATAGTAAGACGGTGGTTAACGGATCAACTGCACAAACCGCGATCGGAACCTTTACTGTAAACTCTGTTGGTAATATGACGCTTGTGTCGAACTCTACCTTTAAGATTGATACGAATGCAGATATCGACATTGATTCTAAAAATAATATCGTGATATCCGCGAATAAAACAGGAGGTTCCGGTGCTATAGATATAGATGGATCTCGAATTGACTTAAACTAATATGGCTATTAATTGTTCCAGTAACGCTCTTCTTGATACTCTCAACGCAAAGAAGGAGGCTTTGAATGCGAAGGTTGCCGATTTGTCTGCTTTAGGTGCTGGGGCTATGGCTGATCTTCAGGCAAAAGCAGATGAAATGAAAGATGCTCTGCTTGCCGCGGTTCCCGAGCCTCCCGTAATTCCTAACTTCAAAAAAGAACTTGAAGAGATAAAAGGCAAGATAGGTAAAGAGCTTGCAGAGGCGAAGGCAGCATTTGAAGAAAGGTGGGGTGATGCTCTACCTGATATCGATATAGATGGTCTTATGGAGAAGGTGTCTGAGCCGGAGTTCGATTTCTGTAAGGATGTAC